CAGCTTGTCACCGACGCCCGAGAACACGGAAGCCATGTCCTTCATGTTGCCTTTGGCGTCGCGCGTCTGCACACCCAGCCTGTTCAGGAAGCCTTCAGCGCCCGGGTTGTTGCGCATGAACCGGGACAGGCTTTCCAGCGATCCCTGCGCAGATGCTGCATCCGAACCCGTTTGAGATGCTGCATAACCCAGCGCCTTAATGCCCGCAACGCTGGCGCCAGTGCGCTGTGATGCCCAATAAAGGTTATCCAACCCGCTGGCAATCTTCGCCGTAAAGGCTGTCACCGTCAGCGCAGCACCTTCAACAGCGACCGCCATTTTGAACACGTTGGATGTCACGCCAGCGATCACAGCGTCGAACTTTTTAGCGCCAGCGTCATCAACAGCAAAACCGAGACTGACGAGGAAATCCTTAATAGTTTCAGCGTCCATCGTTATCAGCTCTCCACTTTGCTATGCGCGCTTCGTTGTCGATTTCCATTTGCAGGTAGTCATTCATCATTGCGATATCGCACAGATCAACCGCGCCCGACTTCAGGTCTTTCATATCGAGCTGAAAGGCCTTGGCCGGGCGCAGGATGTAATCCATATTGTCAGGCAATGAATTGAGGGCTACGCCTCCGCCTGCTCCAGTGTCTCGGTCGTAGGGAGTTCTTGCAAAAAATTTCCCAGCGAGTCGCCCACCACGCGACCGACGATTTGGAGCATAGATGGCAGGTCCAGATCATCAAAAGCCAGCACACCACTCTGAAACACCGGAACCCAGCCTTTGGCCTGCTTACGGAAGGCCACGGAAAGGCAGGGGTAAATAATCGCGTTAGCGTCATCGTCGCTGAGGTCAGATAACGACTGAGCGATCTTCGGCAGCACGCGCTCCATAATGCCGATCGAGTCTTTTTGCGCGGCCAGGCTTTTATTCTGCTGAAACTCAGACAACATGCCGGACAGGACCGGCAGCAACTTACGCGAGACTTTGAACTGGTCGAACACGCTTAATTTGCGGAGCTGATACGTGTTGCCTTTGATTTCAAATTCCATCGATTAAAACTCCCCTAACAGTTCATCCACTTTGCCGCCATCAAATACCCACGCCACCGTGCCGCCATCTTTGGCGTTAGCGAAATCTGGTTGTTTCTGGAAGGCTGCGGAACGGATGGTGACCAGGTCACCGGATGCAGAGTTGCGGACAACGAATACGTTGTTACCCCATAGTGCAGACGACTGGCTTTGCGCGTTGTACGCCAAAGACAGCTTTTTATTCACCGGAGACGTTTTGAGCAAGGTCACGGTGACGGTACCGGCTTTACCCGCATGAAGGCTGTGCATGACTTCGCCATCTGCACCCACCGTCATGGTGTTCTTCGCTTCGGCCATCGCAACGGTGATCCCTTCCTCGGCATTGGCGGCGCCATAGCCCAGATCAATAATGCCGGTCGGGCCGGTCATGGATGCCGAAACATCCATAAAGGAATAAGTAGGCATTTTTTATCCTTATCGAACGACGTTGATTTGAACGTCAGCGAAGTGAACAGCGCCAGCAAGTTTGCACGCCACCTGAATGAGCGGAGCTTTACGCTTCTCCCTGTCTGCCTGCGCCTGCGTAGTCAGCGGATTGGCATAAACGTAATAGCCTTTGGTCAGTGTGTCGCCCGGACTGACCTGCCCGATAGGGCCACCATTCCAGATGCCCGCGGCAACCAACCCGTTAGAAACCGCCTGATCCATCGATTGCTCAACGTTGGTCAGCAGACGAGTAATACCGGCTTCGGTCTGCGGGATTTTGGTCGTCGAGGTATACAGGAGGTTGAAAAGATTGGTCTGCACATAATTTTGCAGCCAGTCGAGGCCATGGCGCTCATCAAAGAAATCACCATTGGACATCACGCCCTGCTGAATGATCGCCGTGTCGTTCGCGTAATACACGAATACGTTGGCATCCTTCGCATCGAGTGCCGCTGCCTGAGCTGTAGTCAGGGTTTCGTAGGTTACGACCGGTTCCTGCTTAAATTTCAGGGTGATGGTCGTGTTATTGCCGTTGAAATTCACGGTAAATGCCCGACCGAACGCCGACAGCGCCGCATACTTGCTGGAGGATGAGTACTGGCAGAACGTGCGACCATAACTGCCTGCTTTCAGCTTCGACGCAAGATCGGTCGTTGTCGCAGTCACCAGCGTGTCCGGATCCTGAGTGGTCACCGCAAGGATGCGGGAAACGCTCGCTGATTCGATAGCGGTAGCCACAGACAACACATCGGCGTCCAGCAGCGCGTCGGTGTGAGCAATGCCCAGGCCGTACCAGTTGGTAAACTGCAAGACAGCGTTAACAGCTTGCAGCAGAGTTTCCGGCGTGCCGGTTTCCTCTGTGGCGATCGTCTTCGCCCAGCGCCCTACATAAACCTGAGTCGGTGCGGGTGACTGTGAGAAAAATACCGTTGCAGCTTTGTATTCTTCGCTGGTCACGCCAAAGTCTGTACCGATATCTTCGGCGGCGCTGTACAGGCGAATACGCTCAGTGATCGGGATAACCTCGGATGGACCGAGAATGAGCAAAGCGCCGAAATTGCGTCCCGTTGCCGCCGTCGGCGACATGATGACGTCAACGTTGACGACATTAGAAACAGGTAAGCCCTGTGGCATGATTTAATCTCCGAAGAAGGAAACAGGTGCTGATAGGAAGGTTTTGATTCCATAGGTGCGGATCAATTTGCGGCGTAAGTAGATGGTCATGTCGTAGCGCCGCACCCACTGGTTGTTGATCAGCTCGGGTGCCGAGGTGAATTTGGTGTATGACCCCAGAGAAAGGCCAAGCGCGTTAAGTTGCGCATTATTCTGGGAAACCTTAAGACCATCGCGGAACTGTGAGCCTACACCCTGACTGCCAGGGCCGTAGAAAGAAGCAATACATTCGATTTGCTCATGCTTCCACATCTCGGCGGAATCATCGGTTTGATTTTTAAATGCCGGGTTGCCATCGTCAGAAATATCGATAATCCCGAACGCGCACCAGTTTGTTGCCTGAGGAAGTAATGGAGCTTGCGTCGGCGTCCATCGAGGGCGAACCATTTTGGCTGGTAACCCGGACAATCCTCGCACCCACTGACTGAGTTTTCGCTCTAATGCCTCGTCGTCATCCGGCGGATCACTGGTCGGTGTCAACCATCCGGTAGTAGTGGTGTCATTGCTCAATTGGCGTTCCCCCATCAAACGGCAGCAGCTCGCAATGCGCCTGAACAAAACCAGTACCATAAGCTGTATAAGGATCGACAAACGTTACGCGGTAGTTCCGGTTCTGGTAGGTCACGATATCCGCATCAATGCCCGTCTGCCCCTGTGTGAGCCGCTCAGTGGTGATAATGAGAATTGCACCTGTTACCACCTGCCCTGCCTGCATGCGCCTCGCCTCAAGCGAGCGATCAACGGTCACGACTCCGGTAAAGGTTGACGTTGTCGGCGCATTGGTCACAAAACCGTCATCGTCAACAGACTGAGCGTTGCGTGTCACGACCAGTGAGAAGTCTGCAAAATCAGGATCGAAGAGGATTTCAGTCACATCAAGATTTGGCATTTTTATTCCTCACGACATATGTAATGGCGCGGCGATACTGCCCCTGGTCTATCAGCGGCCTGGCGTTCGCATTGTCTGCAGCATTACCGGCTGCGCGGCTGGCAAGTTCTTTTGCGGCACCTTTTCGCCCCCGAGCAGCACGTGCTTTAAGCGTGCTCTCGGCCAGAGGGATGAAACCGGTGATGGTCATGTATCGTTTAACGCCATCTGCAGCGATCATCCCGGCTGCATTTAACGCCCGGTCAGCTGCAGCTTCATCTCCCTCAAGAGCTGCAGTAGCGGCCAACTTTAGTTTGTCCACAGTGCGATCCTGTACTGACTGAACGCCGGGAGTCAGATGAGGGCGCGCCGGTATATTCTGTGCGGGCGAGCCTTTTTCGTTGATATACCCGATCGCTGCGTTCCCGATGCTAGGTTTCTCTCCATCCTCCGGTTCCCGTGTATCAGCCGCCTGAGGAATACCCACCAGAACATCCCGTTTAGTTAATTTCAGAAGCGCAGACAAAATGTCCTGACTCCTGTCAGCTCTCACCGTTAGCCCACTTTTCATAGCTGGATCCCGCCAAAGCCAAACATCGAGATGTATTGCCAGAACTCCGAGCCGTAGCGCGTGTTATTCCAAAAGCCCGCGTCGGGATTTAAAGTTGCGCTGGTGTCATACCCCATGCTCACCTTATCCACAGACTTTGAAGTGAGAACACCGCTGTTGCTTCCTCCTGCACCGCCGACTGCTGCAGATTTGCTGTCGCTCGAGTAGAGCGCCAAATAATGTGCAACGAAGAGCTCAACGATGTAGGGAAACAATTCCGCCATCGCAGAACCATCGATTAACAGGTCGGCAAGGTTGAGGCGGAATTGAATAACTGTGTCAGGGTATTTTGTTGCATCGGAGAACTGTGGAAAGTCGCGGCGAAAATCACTTACTGTCGGTAGATTTCGATTTTTTGCCATCGTTGGCTTCCTCAACAACTGGCGCTTGCAAAGCCGCCAACTGAGCGGTCAGGCTGTCGATCTGCTGGGTCTTTTCTTCGCTGACCGTCTGGAGTTCGACGATGGTTTTATCCTTCTCGGCCAACTGAGCGGTCAGGCTGTGGATTTGAGACTGAAACTCTTTCGTGTCAGCAGCCGCCTTTGCTTTTCCAGTAATGTCGGCGTGCGCCTTAACGAACCAGTGATCCGCCACAAGATCATCAACAGTATGCTCGCCAGTTTCAAAGCGCTGACTGGCGCCATCTT